TACCATTAAATCCGCATATGACTTGATCCGCTTGTCCAGCCAAGGCTTAATTCCTTTCGTCCAAAACCTGTTTAACAGGCCTGTTGTTATTACTTTCATTCGTCTCCTCCTTATGCGAATAATCCATCACCTGCTACCAGTACCTTGCTCACAGCATTCTGCACAAATGCTGTGGTTGCGATCTGGGTTGTGTTTGTTCCCTCTGCTGCCGTAGGTGCTAAAGGCTTTCCTGTCAAGGTAGGAGATGCCAGCTGTGCCTTCTTATCAAGTTCCGCCTTTACCGCTTTGTTCTGCACAGGGTTCGTAGACGTTGTGCTCAGTGCTGTATCTACTGTGGTTTGGTTTGCTCCTTCACTTATTCCCTTAAGTTTTTCTTTTTCCTCCGTCGTATAATCATTGGACGAGAGCCCCTTCCCGGACTCCTTTCGAACAAATAATTCCGTGACCTTCTCAGCAAAAGCTGTAGCAAATTTTGATAAGTGACTCAGTGTTACAAATGACATGACTTTTTTCCTCCTAATTCTTAAATGCTTCGTCTACACTGTTACTTATTTTTCTTCTGTTATCTCTTCACTCTCTCCACCTCCTGAACCATCATCTATAAAATAACCGCCAAGGATATTGTCAATATCCTCCGCGGTTGCTTCCGAAACATACCCTGTAACATATTCTTTCAGATCATTTTCAACTTCTTTTTTTGTTGCTTCAAGATCTTCTCCATAATTACTCGGTACTATAATTACGCTCTTTGATTCATCCACTGTAACATAATATTTCTGGATTATTAGTATCGGGTTATTACCATTATAAGTTGGTAAGAAATCTGCTACATCTGCCACCGCAATACTGTAAAGCACCTCCGTATCACTTTTATCATCTTCCTGCGCAAAAACAGCTATTTCTCTGATGTAATATCCGGCTGATAATGTCTGCGTGTCGTCATGGTTTGTGATACTGGCCTTCAATTCTACGCTCGTATCATCCTGATATTTTATAGAATCGAATGCAAACGACTGCTTATGAGATTTAAGGCTGGTTATTTTTCTTAACTCTTCAATCCCTTTCTCGCTCTCAGAATATTGTCCATCACCAGTTGACATTCTGGTAAACTTGATCTTGCAAAGTCCTGCCTGCGCTTTATTAAGCAATGCCGCCCCATTTTGTGTCATAACTGCATTTCTATACTGTGCCATTTCTTTTCCTCCCTATTTTTGAAAGATAGCTTGTGCCACGATAATCTGATTGTCTCCTATAAGTGTGTGCGTGTTCTGTCTTAATGTTTTTTCATTGACAATCTCTTGAAAAATAACAGGTGCCACAATGATTTGATCTGTTCCTATAAGTACCGAAGTATTCTGCCTTAATGTTTTCTCACCTACAACCGTTTCCAGCTTGGAGCGCGTATTCTTTACCTTTTCCAGCATATTATCGAATTTAGAGATCATATCCTCTGTAAATGTGGCATTGGTATATACCTTAAAGTAAAATGGTTCTCCTCCATAATCGAACCATTCTTCTACTCTTCCTTCGCCAAATACAGATGTTATAAGCTCCTCAACTGCTGCCGGTGTCCCCGCTTTTCCGTACCAGATCAATGTATTTTTAACAAGTTTTCGTTTTGCCTCAACATCAAGAAGGACATCATAATATTGCGTATCAAGCTCTGCTGCCAGCATATCAAGCACATCATCATCCGCTACATCAATGGCAGCATACACACTGGTTGTCCTACTGTATTCCAGTAGTCTCCTCATTGCTCCCTGTAGTGCATATCCAAGAGCTATATTTTTCGGATCGCTCGTAAATGCTTCTGGAAGAATGTCTATAATATTACTGTCCTGCAGCTTAATCATCTTCAAGCCCTCCATACTTCACCGTCACAGTACCGGTTTTCGCAATAGTACCATTGTCCAGCGCTGTAAATTCCGGTGCTATAATAACGGTTCTTTTTGCTCCAGCTTCCATGATCTTCTGAATAAGATATGAAGGGTTGATATCTCGTCCGATTTTTCCAGTCTGCCAGGCATTATAACTATTTACTGCTGCTGCAATATTTTCCTGAATGGATGCTACCGATGCCTTCTCACCGGACGAAATATAATAGGTAAATTCTACATCATAGGTTTTTGACACTGGTGCTGATACCTCAATCTTGTCCGTGAGCGGTCGAATGTCTCTATCCATCAGAGAATCTGTAACCTTCTGAATAAGAGCCGGATCCGGCATCCCGGCTTCAGTAGTAAATATTACTTTTACAACTCCCGGAGTATCCGACCGTATAACCACGTCACTGATGCTCTGATCAATTTGTTTCACAAAATATGCATATGCTCCCGTAGGTCCTGCTGTAGAATATGATTTTTGTATGGTATAAGCTCTTTCCTTTAGGCTATCATCGTCCTCAATATCAGATCCTCCGAATGTCTGTGTCGTATTTGTCACAGCAACAACATACGGAAGAGAATTGACGATTGTTCCAAACTCTCCTATTGCGAAATTATTTCCAAGGCTCCCTTCTTCCGTGCAGGTTGCAGACACACTTACCGAAATTTCTCCGGCTTTTATTTCCACATATTCGTCCGTGGCAAAAAACACATTATTACCATTTGTTGCTCTGGTTCCCGCCGGAATGCCTACTACAGATGCAACAGGCTCACTGATAGAAAACTGCAATGTTGTCGTCGCTGGTTTTGCCTGTTGCCTCTGAATCCCACGAATCGCAACAAGGTTGTCAAGGTATTCTCCCCGCGCATATTTCAGAAAACTAACCTTTCCCGCGTAATCTGCATACTGCATGGCCTGATAAATTTGAACGGCACAAGCATACATAATAAGCCGGTGCGGATCAGCCTTTGCAAGTGCGGCCTCTTTGTTAGTGATCTCTTTATATTTGCTCTGATAGTCATTAATCATTTGCGTGAGAACATCTTCTATCGTTGAATTATCAATAAAGGAAATATCAGGGAAATTATCTGTAACCATGTCATACCTCCGCCTTCACAAAATGAACGTGCGGGATGAGTTTTCCATCTGTGTTTTCCTCATACCACACGTTATCGGCCTCTACCCTTGCTTCGTAGATGCGTACCTTTTCAATTATTTCAAGTGCCAACATATTTCTGGCTATATTAAGCGGGTAGCCTAATACATGGTCCACATCAATTCCAAACTCTCTGTCTAACGGCTGACTTCCCGCACGAACGGAAAGAAGTGTCTCAAGACACTTTTTAATGTCCGCAAATTCATCCGGTGAAAATCCATCGCCGTCCAAATCTACAATATAATTTTCCATGAATGCCTCCTACACATATTCTTCCAGGTTAAGCGTTACATTTGCCTCTACCAGAATACCGTCTCTGATAATGGTATCCCACGTTTCACTGGCAGAGGTAATTCTCCACTTATTCCTTCCGACCGATCTCCCGCCAATTACAAGTGGATAATATTCCCCTCTCTCGACAGCATCTGCAATCCGCTCCAGCGTTACCCGTGGTCTCACGCCATGCATAGAAGATAGAAAAATCGGCAACATAATACTTGCATTTCCTGCCCCCAAAAACTCTGATTTCGTTTTTCCTCCTATTGCATCATGCGTAGCCCATCTGCCCTTCACGGTTCTTTTCATTTTGTCAAAAGTAAGGACTTTGTCTGAGCTTACCTCAAAGGTAATCAGGCTTCCTAAATTACCTACTACTGCCATAGCCATCCTCCTATATCGTATGCGGAATGCCAAGCTGATCCTCTATCCGTTCCAAACGCTTCATAATCTCCTCTGACGTAATCGTTCCATAGGCACACTTAAATATCAGATTACCATCAGTCTCTATGGTAACCGTGGATGCTTTGACCGTCGTATCGGTATCAACTACAACCTCTGCTGTTCCGCCACCAGCTGTTATCGTCGCTACTCCGCCTTCTGCTTCTACCTTAACCTCTGTGGCACCTTTGATTTCTACATTGTCAGAAGTTGCTTTAAAATAAGAATCCGGTTCATCACCCTCATTATCTGAAGCGGTACTGCCCATAATTGCCTCAGATCCCACCATAGATGCCTTGGTTCCAAGAGATACAGAAGCACTACTTCCACTAAGTAATATCTTAGATCCCTTCAATGTGTAGGAACCGCCGATACAGATAGCGTAACAGCCGGATGTGAAGTCTTTTCGATACCCGCTATTAGCTTTGGGCTGCATTCCGCCACCGTAATATGTTCCCAGAACAAATCCTTTGCTCGTTCCATTTTCCATGTGAAGTGTAATTACTCTGTCCCCTACGCTTGGCATGGAATATTCTTTATTCATAGTGAGCACTGCCAGAGGCAGCGAAGAGCTTCCGCTATCCTCAAAGGTTACCTTTACCCTGCCTTCCCCTGGATATACCTTTGTCACTTTCCCTATTCTCGTAACCATCTTATCCCTCCGGAATTGTGAGTGTCTCTCCAGGCCAGATCCAGTGCCCATTACTGGAACTCTTTTTGCCGTGTGACTTTGCTGTGGCTTCTATCAGATCCGCATTTGCATTATAAATAACACTGTACTTCGTGCCGGTTCCGTAGAATTTCTTGGAAATTCCCCACAACGTATCTCCGGATACTACGGTATATGTTTTTCCACCAGAGGCTGCTACCACCGGAGCTGTTACTTTGATAGGTGTCTGGACCTTATGAAGTGTAAGTTGTGTCCGGTATCCATTGCTTCCAATCGTGTGCTTTACGGAATCCACATAATATTTGCCGTCATAACTGCCAAAATCTGCAGTTTCAACGCACTGCGTTGCCACGATATTTCTGTTTCCGTCAATCGTAATGGTCATTGTCTGTATCTTACGGTTGGCAGCATTTGCCTTTGCCGCCGCCTGAATTTCTGCATCATACTGGCTGTTTGCCTGCACATTCAGCGCATACAGCCTGCCTTCCGATCCCATCATTACATTGATAGGATCATCCAAATCCGGATTCGTATAGTTAAGACATACTCCGGTATAAGTTCCGTCTATAGTCTCATTCACACTCCATGTAAGGCAGTCTGTTTCCGATATTGTCCCAACAGACTTTTTTTCTTCGTAAGAAACAATATCCAATATGACGATTTTATGATTATAGACTTTCATGCCCAAGCCATATTTCTCACACAGAGCGTACAGAAAGGCACTATCAGTCTGATTGTTCTGTTCCATCTCCTTGATCTGGATTGCCGCCGCCTCATATACAAGAGCCACACCGGCGCTTCCCGCGATCTCAGCCGCAATATCTTTTATGGTTGTTTTCTCCCATGTTTTTGTTTTGGCCAGCGTTTTGAAACTGTCATCTGTCGGCACGCTTACCACTTTCAGTACACAACCTATGGGTCTCCCTGAAAAAGAAACATCATCCACGATGAAATTACCACAGTCAAATACTTCCGAAGTATTCTCAGTATTCCAATTATTAATCTTTATTTTTGCTCCAAGTCCTGCGCCACGCCTCGGTTTCCTGTTTCCCAACCATTCTTTCTTAATATCATACATGGTAATATCTGCACTGTCCGATTTCCCGCTGGCCACATCCGTATAAGAAAAGCTCGTTGCTGTATTCCCGATAATATCTCCCAGACCCGGATTGGAAGATCCCGTTTTACGCACACTCGTCGTTGTGCTTGTGGTCGATAATCCTGGTATTGTTAATACC